AGTTCCCGCCGCACCAATCGCGTAAGTATAAGAAGTGCTAGCAGACACAGAAAAATATTTTGAAGAGTACCCACCACCGCCGCCGCCAGATGATGAGTTAGAACCAGACGATCCTCCACCGCCGCCGCCGCCGCCAACTGCCTCAACGTAGATTGATGAACAACCCGAAGGAGTCGTGTAGGACGTTCCAGATGTCAAAATTTGCGGAGCGCGAAGAAGGCGTCCAGAATTGATAACTGAAGCCGCTTGAGAAATCCAAGACGTGCCGTTTGAATAAACAATATTTCCGGCTGTTCCGGGAGCAATAAATTGAACGGCAGCATTGCCATTCCCAACTAATAATGAATTTGATGTAAGAGAATTTAATCCTGTCCCGCCGCTTGATATGGCAATCGGGTTTGCGAGACCACTGATATTCCCGCCAACAATGCTGACATTTGAAAGCGGAGACGTGCCATCGCTTACGCCGTTTAGGGCGGTTGCAATAGTGCTAAAATCCGTATCTAATTGAGACAACGGAATTGACGTTGTTGCCGTCCCAAAAGTGTACGGTATTGTAACTGGCAGAGCCATTAGAACCTCGCCCTTAATTCGTGTTCAAGTTCAAAAGTATTATAGGTAAAACCAGCAGTATTGGATGTTAACGTAAGACCAAGGTATTTTCCATACTGTTGGGCATCAGACTTATATAGATTATAGCCTGTTCCGCCTATCCAGCCAATAACAGCGCTTGTGTTGTTGGTCCACAAAACGCTAACTCCGCTATTATTAACCCACCCAATAAGATTATTAAACGTATAAACGGGGGATGATGATGTCTCGCTATCAACCGTGGCATTTAATGTGGCAGGAATGTTAAGCGTGGCTTCAACGCCAAATTTCAACGCTTGTTTAGTGCGAATAATATCCCCAAGAGGCCACAAAGCCGTCTGAACAGTCGAAGATATGTTGTTCGCCGTGTCCGAATACAACTTTATGAGGTTGGTTTGGTTTGTCCCATAAAGGAATAACCCGCCAGCAGTCGGTACAAATGTTAGTTTTTGGATATTTCCTTGGCTCGTAAGGAACCATTTTTTGTCAAAAAAGACCGCTTGAACCCATCTTGCCGACCCAACAGGGCCATTGTAATAAAAGTTGAACGCAGCGCACAAAATGTTGTTAATCAAGACCTGACCGCCCGAAACAGGCTTGGTAAAGTCAATATACGGGTAAATACCGTCCAAAGAGTCGGAAAGTTTAGTTGTTGTAGCACCAACAAGTGCATAAACGCCGTAATCGTTCATAAATAACAAAGAACGGAAATACGGGTAAATGGCGTCAATACGTTTAGATCCGACCGATGCCGACACGTTGGTATTAGTAAAGATTGTCTGCCCAGCCGTGTCCACTCGAACGTCTGAAAATACGTTGATTGAGTCTTCACCGAACACATACAAGAAGTTGTTGGCTGAAATCAGTGCTGTAATATCGCTATGAAGCGTGTCGTCGTTCAGCGGCAAGTTTCCGGCAGATGCGGTTATGAAGTCGTTATAAGAACCCGCAGCGCTATAAAAAACAGTACGCCCCTGCGCAACCCACACACGGCTCTGGAACGAAGCAATATCAATGTTGCTTTTGGTCGTTGCAAAACCTAATGCAGTCGCTCCAGACCCGCCTCCACCACCAGAAAAACTGATTGCTGGGTCGCTTGTGTAGCCAGTTCCGGCATTGGTAACAATAATTTGAGTGACTGTATTGCCGTTTACAATTGCAGTTGCCGCGGCATTAGCACCACCGCCACCTGTGATATTAACAATCGGGGCAGACGTATAACCCTGACCGCCTTTTTCCAGAACAATCCCAATTGTGCCAGTTGCAAACGTCACGTACCCCGCAATAGCAGTCGCAGGAGTATAAGATACGTTTCCCGTTGAAACAGTCGTAGCAATGTTTGCCCCAGTCAAAGGGTATGTAAACGCAATATTGCTTGTGACTGTTACTGTGACAGAATTTGCAGATATATTTGCGACGTTCGATGTAACGTTTACAATTTCACCCGTTGCAAGACCGTGTGCGCTTGATGTGTTAATTGTAACTACGTTTGATGTTTTAGCGACGTTAGCCAAATTAACAGGGCTGGGCAAACCACCCGTAAAAGTGATCGTCGGTGCAGACGTGTAACCAGTGCCGGGGTCAAAAACAACGATACTGTTAAGAAATCCAGAGCCAAGGACGGCTGATGCTGCCGCTCCAGAACCGGAACCGCCGGAAATTGTTACTGACGGGATGGAAGTATATCCAGAGCCGGGGTTCGTAATGCTGATACCAACAACAGTGTTGGAAGATAAAACAGCCGATGCGGTTGCTTGAGTTCCAAACTGGCTTGAAGGAGGGGCAATCGTGATCGTAGGGATGGTTGTATAACCAGAACCCGCAGCCGTTACTTGGATAGATGAAATAGTCCCAGACGCATTGCTGATTGAAGCAAAAGCAATTGCTTGAACACCATTCGCTTGATTAGGAGAGCTGATCGTAACATCTGGAGCGCTCGTGTAGTGCGATCCTTGGAATGTAACACCAACAGAACTGATACAACCGACCGTAATCAGATTTGCCGTATCCCAAGTATAATAACCATTCGCAGGGTCAATAATGATTGTGCGTTCGTTTTTCCATTGCCGAGCGCGAACGCCTGTACCAGAAAACGTACCCGCATTAGCAAGCGTACCAATGGTTAAATTGGCTAAATTAAAATATTGAGCGCCGCCGTTTTGCTGAAACGCAAGAACATAGTCAACATTCTTTATGTTAACAGACGTAAGGCTTGATACGGTATTTGACCAAGAAACAGATACAGTGTTCGCGTATGCAACATTTGAACTTGTCGGCACAACTTTAAGATTGCCAAACCCGATTGGCTGGACATTCTCAAGCCAAGAAAATTCATCATCCTGAAGTGCTGTACGATTAGCTTTCGTATTGAGCGCTTTAAAGGATTTAACAACCTGATAAGATTTTTTCTGTTCAGGTGATTGTGCCATCAGTATGGCCTCGAATAAGGATCGGGCATACGGCGAGTATAGGTGCTGGACAATACGTTCTGCATCTGGCTCAGATATTGTTGCTTGAATATCTCAGCTTCGCCATAGCTCTGTTCTTTAAACTTAGCGATGTAGGCAGCATAAAACGGGACCGGTCCCTGCCATGGCTGACCAATATCGTTATCCACATCATTTTGGTTAACAAGGGTCACAGGCAAAAGAACCGTGTCCAATTCCATCTGGTAAACTTGGTCTGGAACAGGAGACAAAAAGAAACTGTCCGGGCCATACATGCTGAACGCAATAGGGCGACCGACATAGTTTTGCCAAAACCGAAGCTCTGCGTTGAACTGCGTCCACGGCAAATACCTCAATGGAATACGAGTATTGCCCCAAAACAGATTGATATTGACGACATCCATCGTCAAATTTCCCTGCGGAACACCGGTCAGGTAAGCTGTTGCAGCCGCACCCGTTCCATTCCCGCCGGAATCAGTAATTGTCACGTTGGGAGCAGTTGTATACCCGCCACCAGCCGAACCAAGAGTGATTGAAGCAACCTGACCAGACGTTGCCGTGCCATATTGCCCAATACCGCCCAAAACAGCGGTTGCTGTGGCGTTATTGCTTGTCGGAGACGCATCAATCGTAACAATAGGGTTTGTGTAGTTCTGACCATTATTTGTAATCAAAATGCCAGATACTGAACCCGTTGTATTGCTGAGAAAATACTGCTCTTGATTGGTAATAGCCGCCGTATTTTGTTTAATACGATTAATGCCCGTGTCTCTGATGAGACGCGAGCGGCCTTGGTTCACACAATCTGCCAGTTCAACATCAGTCCAAAAATTCGCGTTTGCGTCATGCAGCAAACGGCGCGTGTAGGTGATGTAATCTTGTAAAGTCGTCATTTATCACCCACATTATTTTGAGTCCTTTCCCCTCCCCTGCCGCGATGCAAGGGAGGGTACTTGGTCTACCACTGGGGACGTGGCGTGGTAGGGTTGAGGCTTCTCGGATGTGATTACAAACTTATTGAGACGCTCCATAGCCTTGGGAACGTCAACAAGGGTTTTCGTCCATCCGAGACGCGCAAGAACAGAGACTTTATCTTCAAGCCCATATCCGAAAATGTGTTGGGCAACATGGTCAGGAACCTCAATCGGTTTGTTAGGTGAAAAGCTGTAAGGCTTTCCATCCCAGTGATCGACCAAAAATTCTTGACCCTTGTTGTGTACCCAAACCATCAGAACGTCACAATGTCGCCATAGACCGAAACGAATGCCGCATGGTTGGCAAGTACGTTTGCAGTAATGTTGAGGAACAATGCGTTTGCCGTGTAGCAATTAGCATTAGCTGTTGCGGACAACGTAAGATCAGCAAAACCAGCCGCGCCGTTCAGATTGGTTGTTGTCTGAGCGTTCGCAACAAGATTTGCGCCATCATTCGATGTCCCAACAGAAACAGTAACTGTAGCGGCATTGCCAATTGCACCGCCCGCCGAATTTGAAAGGTTGCCGACAGTAATACGCCGAATAATATATTCGGTTGTACCACCTGTGCCACCTCTCAAAATTGGAAGGACTGCAACGGCATTACCTGTTGCGGCTAACGAAACAGGGCCAACCGTGGCAATACGATAATTGCCAAAGTTGTCTTGTGTATTTTGACCTACTGAATCAGGATTAGCCATTCAACCCTCCTTACGAGGTAGCGTAAGAGGACTGAGTGGCAGCCTGACCACCGTTGACCGTGAACAACGTGACCGTTTGAGTTCCCGTAACAGCATTTGCACGGACATTGTAACCGTCAGAAACAATCACAGGCGAAGCCGTGTTGTTTGCAACAATTGAAACCCAGCTATTTGCTGTTCCGGTGTAAGCATTGAACTCGATGGTTACGTTTGCAGTTGCCGGAAGGACGTAAAGACCAGCCGGAATAAACTGAGACGAACCCATCGCTGTTGCGTTGCCCGCACCGACGCTGGAAACAACAACTGGTTCAAAGTACGCACCCGCCGTATTGGAAGAAGCGTTAGCCAGAATGATTTTATTAAGACCTAAAGCCATTTATGCCTCCTATCAAAGCGTGAGCGAGTTGTAACCCGTCACCTTCGACATGGATTTAGGCTTGGTGCTGACGAGTTCTGCAATCGTGAGAACAGCGCCGACATAGCCAATCTGCCAGTTCGGAAGCGTGGATTCAAAGCCCGTGAACACAAACTGGCCCTGCTCATGGATATAGAGCGAGAGATAATTTGTATTGAGAAGATACAATGTACCTTCTGGGCAATACGGGTCTGGATAAATCGGAACGCCCGCAACCATGAGAGCGCGGAACGCAGCTTGTGGGCCGTTTGCATCGCCATCAAAGCCGTTACCCGGAGTGATGACATACTGTTCCTGACCAACATAATCCTGAGCAAGAAGCGTCCATGTGCCGAAGCCGCAAACGCCAAATGTCGGAACTTCCGCACCGTTCTTAACCGTGCCGGAGATGTACTGAAGCACGTTCTGACGGGTTGGGTTAACCGAACCAGCCGTATAGAGCTTCGACTTCCACCAAGCATAGGTCGAACGGTTGATGTTGCCGTATGTGCCCGCACCAGAGGTCGTGCCATCGTCAACAGCCGCCGGAAGGCCAATGAACTGCTGTGTATTTGATGTGTTGTTATAGAGCGAGTAGGACATAGCATCCATCATCACGTTCGTAGCATCGTTCATACGAGCTTCGATCAATGGGATGATTGCGTGATCCTGCTGAACAACACCTTCCATGCCGAGGAACGGCACAGGCGTAATCATGAGTTTAAGATCGAACTCAGCGTTATACGCACCCTGCTGAACTGCTGGCTGCGCGAACGAGCCGGAATAATCCGACCACTGAGCATTAACAAACTGTGCACCCTGAACAGGAACCGTTACAGAC